CCGGTTCTCCCATTAAATTGATATGGGCTTGTTACTCCAATCCCATCATCATATACCAGCGAAATAGTCGTTCCATCCCAAACCTTTATATAGCTGCCATCGAAGATAATCAGTTTATCCATGAACCCGACAAACCGGGGAACGCCTTCACAAGTGTGGATTACAGTAGCCGTTCCACTATTATCGTAATATAACTTGTTATCATCATCGGCAATAATGGTATACCATGTTCCATTGACAAGGATATCATCAACTTGTTGAACCTCTCCCGAACACCCCGTACAAACCGCGCTAGTCCCATCCCTGGTTTTCAAAACACCTTCATCAACGAGAACCATGTTTTTTGCATAAGATAATTCATGCCTCCCAAGTTGCCTTGCATTCCTGCTTGTAACCACACCACCAGGCCATGGCCCGTAAGACATCACTGTCTGTTTTGGCCGACGCATCATCGAGGATGATTGTATCAAACTTTCGTACATCAGCGTTTCCTCGGCCTTAAAGACATATCCCGCCTTCTTCGTTGCCGCATCAATGTCATAGCCCGATCCTGAAATAATTGCATCAATGACGGCTCAATCCCCATCCCGGCATTTTCCCGGTTCTTTGCCAATAGAATAATTGCTTCTTCGATTTGTCGGTTAAACAGGTTCCGGTATGGCATATTATCCCCGGAAGCCAATTCAACAAAATTTGGGAAGTATTTTAAAGTGGCAGTATAGGCAGCATCAGGAACCGGCAGAAAGCCGAATGAATCACCATCTAAATAAAAGGATGTTGGACGATTTTGGGATGAACTACCCGAGACAAGATGGTCATAACGATCTTCTTCGGCCACCATATCAAGAGGGGGATAAACGTTACCAGAGGCATCAGTCAGATAAACTGAATAGCGGTTTTCATCGCCTGTATTGGTTAGTTTACGTAAACATAGCATATCCCCCATAGTATTGGCTGCGAGGTCATAGGCTTCCGTTCCGGCGGCCAGAGTGAGACTTCCTGAGCCGGTACAGACAAGTTCAGAATTACTTTCAACTAAAATATTATAGATCAGCTCATTACATTTATTCAGGTAGGCTAAAAGTTCCGAATCTGTATATTGTTTTTTATCAGCATCGCGCAGCTCATATCTCACATTTGTTTTGATCGCAGTCGTGGTTACAGTTCTGGCATTAGCCATTGTTATTCCTCATCAATACATTTTCGACAGACCTGATAACCTCTCTGCCTGGTTAAATCGCTTTTATTCTTTACCGGAATCCCGCAGATATCACAGACAAGAGTTTTCGACAGTATTTCGTCAGCCGTCGCCAAGTCTGCCCCGGTTTCAAAATCAACCCCCAGGCGGCTTTCACCGCCATAGGGGTACGTCGCTGTATTTCCTGCCAAATCAGTAAAATTACCACTTGGCAGAGTGTCATTTTTATAGACATCAAATCCCATTAACTTACTGCCCCTGTGCCGCCAACCATATACCAGTTAGTGCCGTCCGAAACCAAAGTACACCATTCAAAAGCCGGAGTAAATGTAACGGTTGTTCCGTTGGCAAAGGCCGCCGGGTCAACATCACAGGCATTGGAAACATCAACTGCAATAATGGTAATGACTTGCCCCTCTGTACCGGCTGCTAACGTCATTTGCGCCGAAGCGCTAGACCCATCCAACAGGGCCACCTTATCAGTCAAAGCAATAGCCCCATCAGCGGTATAGGTCGAGACCGTACCAAAACACTGGCCGGTAACATTGCCGGTAAAAGTGTCAGCCACAACTGCATCAAAATTAGTTTCTCCCATAAGAATCCTCCACAAATCTTCCCGCCAGCCTCAATTAAGAGACGTGACGGGAAGAAGACAAAGACTAAGTTGCCGGCACACAATAAATCTGCCGTGGGTCATTGGCTTCATTCGACCACCGACCACGAATAAAATACTTGACATCCCCGGTATCAGGATCACCATGACGAGACAGACTCGGTTTAATCCGGTCAAACCAGATCAAACCGACATCCTCATCTTTCGGACCGCCAACACCCCAATAGTTATTGGTAATTTCAGGGTCAACGACCAATTTCAGATTACGCCGCTGTTTCATGGCATTGTCATCATTGTTTGCTGTTCCCGGCAATGCAACGCTGGTCAACAATTTAGAAATAGTAAATTCCCAAACCGGGCCACACCAGACATAGGTAGCTTTCTGCTCATACCGTTTGCCCCGGTGATCGGTGATGTTCTCAAAGTTCCGAACAGCAGCCTCAAGAGTCGTGGCAGTAGGATCGGCGGCACTTGCCAGATTTGACCAGGTACCACCACCAAGCCGAACATGATCGGAAGCAAAAATAGCCTTACCATCCCCAGCGGTGTGATAAGTGGTAGACGTACCATTGATTATCATCCGAATAGCCTCTAAGTGCCTGGTAGCGGCAGCGGAAACGCCAAGATCTTTCATGGCGGTTTTCATAATGCCGTACATGACATCCTCAATGGCCTCCTGCGAAATCCGGCAGCCTAACGCATGGGTATTATGCACCCAACGCTTAACCGGCCCCTGGATACGAGAATCATACTCGATAGCCGCACCTTCCGGTTTTACCGGCAAATAGCCAAACCCGGAGGTGTAGCCGCTTTCCTCATAAGCCCGTTTTGAAGTTCTGGTTGAAAAAAACTCTTTCCATGTTTCAGGATACCGCTTGAAAGACTCCTTCGCCACAGCGAATAATCCGGGAGCGATATAGTTGTTAAATCTACTTCTGTTTTCAGTTGCCATTTTATATCACCTCCCTACAGTGCTACGCCGAGAACACCGGCACTTAACTGATGGTTATTGATTTTAACAATCCACTTACAATGATCGCCAAGGTCGTTGTTAGGAATATCCATCTTACGCAATAGCCGAAGCTGTAAGGTGACTGTATCAGCTACTGAACTACTGTCAAGCTCACAACCCGAAATCCCGGTATCATCGTTGCCTGCATGGGTCCCGACCGTATCAATATTCAGGCCAATATCTGCAAGTGCCAGATCGGAGGCGGCCCCATCTTCCTGAGCCATAAACTCCTGATTGGGGTCGTTAGCAATCAAGCATGTATACCCGGCAGCCGAACCAGCCGGATAATGTGATACGGGAACCCCGTCAGCATCAAAAAAAGCCATCGCAACACCAACGCAAACAGTTCCGGCAATGCCAGTGCCAACCGTACCGGCAGCAGCTAAAGTCATCGGATCGCCGATATGATGTTTGGTTGACCCCGCAGTAATTGTGTAAAGCCCGGTTCTGATGCCACCACTAGGGGTGTTGACAGGGACCAGTCCTTTGGGACTATCTAAATTTGCCATTATAAAACCTCCTACTTATGCGGGAGCCGGATAGTTGTAGTCGTCATCGGTAGTGAGTTCTTCCGCCCCTACCCCATCCCCCGGATCATCCATTACCTCCACATGCACACCAGCACCTTTGCCGGCAGCCGTATGGTAATGCTTTTCAAAATCTTTAGTTTGATTGTCGGTTTTCAGATTAAATTCATCAGCAATATCTTTCTGAATTTTGTCCGTCACCCTTTTGTCGGTAAAGCACAGAACCACATCATTTTTATACATAATGGCCCCGGATTCACTAAAAACCCCATTAGGTGCATGAGAATGGTTATGCCGTCTGACAATCTCCCATATTCCATTTCCAAGCCGATGTAGTGAAGTAGCCAAATTCTCTTGAGCTATCCACCGATATGAATACTCAGATCGCTTGACCCCTTTTGGAATTTCCATTTCAACCTGACGTGGTGACAATTCATTTAAGTCTATCCTTGGAACTCCACCAGCAGTAGCCACCAATGACGCTAATCTCTGCTCTGCCTCGGTTTTAATAATCTGCTTCACAGGTTTTGCCTCTATTGGTTTTTCTTCTACAGGTTTCTTCGTTGTTTTTTTCCGTGTCGCCATAATTTCCTCCTAACCGTTGAGAGTAGCTTTAGCAGCAGCATACGCTTCATCAGATACACCGAGCATCCGGGCAGTGTCGTGTTCTTCTTTTGACAGTTTAGCTAATGCTACCTTGCTAGACTTTCCACCCTTGCCGCTACCGTGCATTGCCCCTTTCCTTACCCTGTCCTGCCTGGCCCGTTCATCGGCAGCCCCTGATTCCCTCGCTGCTTCTGTAGCCTTTTCGGTATCATTGGCGGGGTTATTATTACTCCCAGCCGGAACATACTTCCCCGTTAATACTAATGCTGAAAGACCGGCAAGTAATGGCCCCATTGATGAATTTTGCAGGTTATTCTCAGGGTTATAAAAGATTCGCTCTGCTGCGCTTCTGACTTCCGACCCCTCTTCGCCTAAACTGGCATCCAAGTTGACAGCCGATGCAAACGATTCCCGTTGTTTAGCAATCAGCGTTTCATTGGTCTGCCTGACCGCTTCCTGCTCTTTGGCTTCTTTCCTGCTCTGCCAATCACGGCGAGCATCCATCTTCTTAATTGCAGATTTAGGGTCTAACTCCCACTCTTCGTCAGAAGGTAATGGCGGTTCATCTTCTTCCGGCTCCGGCGGTTCAGGCGGCTTAGCATCTTGCCGCATCTGATTAACCAGTGCCGTCAAATTAACCATTTGCTGATTCTGTTGGTCGATCTTCTCTTGCAGCGTTTTTACGAGGTCGGGTTCAGGCTGCCCTTCGTCTTTATCAGGCTCTTCTTCCTTCTTCTCACCTTCATCACCTTTGTCAGTATCATCCTCTTCCTTGGCTTCTTCATCAGCTTTTGCCTCCGGTTCAGACTCATCTTCCGACTTTACTTCCTCGTCGCTGTCTTGATCGTCGTCCAATGCAACATTGGGTTCGTCTTTATCAGGCTCACCAGGAAGGTCCGGTATACCCTCAAAGCCTCCACCTACTGCATCGTCGGTTTCGTCCAGGGACATATCAACATTGGTCCCGCTGACGTTCTCTTCACTCATATTTAATCCTCCATAAAAAACTGGTTTGCACAGGCAGCGTCAATTCTTTGATTTAATGCCTGTCTTAATGCTGGTTGTATGTCTTTCTCAGCGTATCCAATAATGACCGCTGCTATTTCTCTTGCTGCTTCGGCTTTATAAAATGCCGCATCATCCTTTGCTATCAATACATCTTTTATTTGTGCATGATGGTAACTCAACACCGCATCAAGAACGGCTACCACTTTTACTTCTACGTCAAGAATATGTTGCATTAGGAATTCTCATTCAATTTATGATCTCCACACCAATCTGTTTCAAACACTACCGGATATCCGTTCATTGTTGGTGCATGTCGGCGACATCTTCCGATTTGCGCCCCAAGTGTTTCATTTCCTGATAACGATTTTTTTTCAACATACCATATACAGGATTTGCAACACATTCCCTTTGAACGATGTTCCCACGGATCTTTTCCCATTTATTCCACCCCACTTGCAGTCTTTAATGTATCAGTAATGACCTTTCGCTTAATACTTTCC